TTAGTCGTATAAATACTACTATGGCAGCAGTAGCAAATTTAACGATAGATCAAGGTGCTTCTTTTAGTTCATCTGTAACAGTAAAAGACGCAAATGGAGACGCATTTGATTTAACTGGTTTTACAGCAGAAGCTAAAATGGCGTTGGGTTATACTTCGACAAGAACAAGAACCACAATAACAACGACATTAGATTCTGATAGAACAACAGGCATTATTAATCTATCTTTAACTGCAGCTCAAACTGCGGCTTTAGACGCTCCTGCTAGATATGTTTATGATGTAGAAATAACATTGACAGCAGACAGCTCGGTAACAAGAGTCATAGAGGGAATTATAACCGTACGACCTAACGTGACTACATAAATAAATGAACAATAACATATGTTAAGGAGTAAATTAAAATGAGTAGTGAATTGAATACACAAAAAACTGAAACTGCACCTCAGGTGCCAAGTATCTTTATCAATGGTAAAGAGTACAAACAAAACGAATTATCGGGTGATTGTTTAAACGCTATTGCTGTAAGACAAGATTTACAAGCAAATAGAGTTAGACACGTGTTAGAAGTTGAGAAAATTGACGTTCTAACAAAATATTATGACGATAAAATTGAAAAAGAACTTGCAAAAAAAGACGACACTAAATCTGCAAATGGTGCCGCAACTGCGTCAAACGTAGCAACAGCTGCTGACGCAAAAACAGCAAATTAATTCAATAAATTTCAACATATATCCTCTTAATTATATAAATATATAAATATAAGTATCTTGTATAAAAAGAGGGTATATGGCAAACGTAACAGCAAAAATTAACGCAACAACAGCAGCGGGTCCTAAACAGGTTTCCGTAACCGTTCCCGCAACTACAACAAAATTAAACAGATTACAAGACGTAGATGTGACATCATTGGCCGATGGAGCATTACTTCAATATGACAATAATACTAAAAAATGGACAAGTAGAAATGATATAATAACCGATACTGGTGGTGATTTGATATTAAACGGTGGCACATTTTAACAGGAGAGAGAATAAATGGCAACAATAATCAAAATAAAACGAACTACAGGTGCTACTGCTCCTAGTGGTTTAAATCAAGGAGAGTTGGCTTACGTTTATGACACATCCGCAACCAATAACGGTGCAGGTGGTAATGGTTATAGACTTTTTATAGGTGACCCTACTTCAACATCAAATTCAGCAATTGAAATTGGTGGTGAATATTTTACAAATCTTTTAGACCACGCACACGGAACAGTAACAGCTGAATCAGGTGTTATTGTAGACTCTAATAAAAAAGTTGATGAGTGGAATGTAGATAATTTAAAATTAGACGGTAGAATTTTATCATCAACAGACACAAACGGTAATATAGAAATTACACCAAATGGTACTGGTAAATCAATTATAACAAACATTTACACAGATGCTTCAACATCATTACAAGAATACATTGAAGATATTTCTGGCGGACAAATACAAGCTGGAGAAGGTATTGATGTAGTTTATGACGATGGTGCTGGAACAACCACAATTTCTGGAGAAGACGCTTCTGATACAAATAAAGGTATTGCTTCTTTTTTAGCTGCTGACTTTGATGTTTCATTAGGTGCTGTTTCACTAGAAGATACAGTTGTTAAAACTGTTACAACAGATAGTGGTGCAATGACACCATCTTCACACTCTTTCTCAGTATTGGGTGGAGAAGGAATGGATGTTACTCATACTGGAACAACAATAACTGTTGCAGGAGAAAATGCTTCTGATACTAACAAAGGTGTTGCGTCTTTTGACTCAACTGACTTTACTGTTACATCAGGTGCTGTTGCTGTAAATACAATTACACTTGGTTCTTCATCTTTAAATCCAGGTGAAACAACAACTGCAATTGCTGGTTTAACATCTTTAGATGTTGATGATATTAACATAAATGGTTCAGCAATTTGTAATTCATCTCTTGTTAGTAATTTATCAATAAATTCAGCAACAGGATGTGTTGACTTTAATGGTCTTCAAGTTGCCAATATTGCTACACCAGTACTTGATACTGATGCAGCTAACAAAGCATACGTTGACTCTGCTAGATCAGGACTTGATGTAAAACAATCTGTTAAAGTTGCTACAACTGGAAACATTACTCTTTCAGGAACACAAACAGTTGATGGAGTTGCTCTATCAGTTGGTGATAGGATTCTTGTTAAAGATCAAACAACTGCAAGTGAAAATGGTATTTACGTTGTTGCATCATCTTTTTGGACTAGAGCTACTGATGCGGATGCTGATGCTGAAGTTACTTCAGGAATGTTTACATTTGTTGAACAAGGTTCAGTTAACTCTGATACAGGTTTTGTACTTACAACTGATGGAACAATTACAGTAGATACTACAGACTTAAACTTTACATTGTTTTCTGCTTCAGGTACTTTAATTGCTGGAAATGGTTTAAGTAAAAACGGTGATACACTAGAAGTTAATGTTGCAAATGGTCTTCAAATTGCTTCAGACAACGTAGAACTTGCTTCTTCAGTTGCTGGAGATGGTTTAACATTCTCATCAGGAGTTATTGATGTAGTTGGTACTTCAAATAGAATAGATGTAAGTGCTAATGCAATTGACATTTCGTCTTCTTACATTGGACAAAACACAATTACTACACTAGGTACAATTACTGCTGGTATTTGGAATGGTGATGTAATTAATGAAGTTTATGGTGGTACTGGACAAAATTCATACACTACTGGTGATATTTTATATTCAGATGGTGCAAACTCACTTGCTAAATTAGCATTAGGTGTTAATGGTAAGATTTTGCAATCAAATGGTACAAATGTTACTTATGGAGACATTGACGGCGGAACTTATTAATAGTCGTTAATAATAAAAAACATGGCGACTGTTATTAAAATAAAACGAAGTGAAACTCAAAACGATCCACCAACTGCTGGTGAATTAGAAACAGGTGAGGTTGCGTTAAACTCAACTGATAAGAAGATATATGTAAAAGACAGCAGTGGTAATATTGTTCAAGTAGCTTCTAATGACATAGAAGAGGCGACAGCCTTGGCAATTGCGTTAGGATAATAAATGGCAAATACATTTAAGACTAAAACATTTGGTGGTGGAAGTACTGCTGCAAGTACAGCTATGACAATCTATACTGTACCTTCATCTACTACTGCTGTTGTATTAGGACTTACTCTCTCAAACATATACAGTTCTAATATAGAGGTTACAGTTACTTTAGAAAATAATGATGGTGATAATGTTAGTATTGTAACTAATGCTGAAATACCTGGCAAAGCATCACTTGAAATCATGTCAGGAAACAAATACGTAATGGAGACTGCCGATGTTTTAAAAGTTACATCTAACACCGATAATAGTGTTGATACAACTTTAAGCATAATGGAGATTACGTAAGATGGCTACATATCTAGGTAAGGCACCGGCTCGTCTGGCAATCGTTGCTGACGATCAGATAACTTCAGCAAAAATTGTAGATAATACAGTTACCTCAGCAGACATTCTTAATGCCACAATTACAGGTGCTGATTTAGCATCTGATATAACAATCAATACAACAGGTACAGTTACTACAAGTCAACTTAATTTAGGCGATAATGAGAAAATCTTTTTAGGAACAAGTGGGTCAGACTTTGATATGTTTCATCAAGGCTCATACACAGCTTTAAGAAACTTTACAGGAAATTTATATCTAGGTGCTCCAACTTCAGGAGGCGCAGTAGTTATCACCAATCAAACTATTTCAACCACTTCTGCAAGATTTGATATAGATGGTCCTGTAGAACTTTTCTATAACAATGCCAAAAAGTTTGAAACTACATCTTCTGGTGCAACAGTCACAGGAACTTTAGTTGCTGATGGAGTATCTTTAGGTGATAATGAAACTATCAATGCTGGAGCATCTAATGACCTACAGATTTATCACAACGGAACTAACTCTTATATAGACGATAATGGTGGTGGAATTTTAATTCTAAGATCCGATTCTAGGATAAATCTTCGTACAAAAACAGGTAATGAAGAAATGATAGAGGCAAATCCTAATGGCTCTGTTGAACTTTATTATGATGCCTCTAAAAAAATTGAAACCACATCTACAGGTGCAACTGTTACAGGAACTTTAGGTGTAGAAAACGGTGAAATTGCTGTAAGTGATGGTACAACATGTCATCAAATAGGTAATGATGGTAATCAAATTTATTTTGGTGCTAATGCATTAAATTCAAATAGTGGTGGTCTTGGTAATATTGCCATAGGTTATCAAGCAATGTGTTCTAACGTTTCAGGATGCTATAACACAGCTGTAGGTCATGAGGCTTTAATATCAAATGTTAGT